AAGGAATCATGAGCATCGGCAACACTCGACGGACTTTGACCGTCCTGTCGTTTGCGCCTAACGACGTTGTCACCGCAACTGGCAATGAAACAGGCGTGGACCTTCTGGATTACGAAGGTGACATCACCATGATTCTTGACGCCGAGGCTGGCGGATCAGGAGTCACCTATGCCGTCAAGGTGCAGGATTCTGCTGACAACAGCACTTTCGCTGATGTCACTGGTGCTGCGTTCACGACTACGACTGCAAATACTGCACTCGTTGAGACCCTCACGGTCAACACCGATGAGATCAAGCGTTATGCCCGTGTGGCCATCACCGTTGCTGGTGGGACTGGCGCAGGCGCACTGAGCGTCACAGCACTGGGACGCAAAAAGTACAACTGATCGCTGATCTATGCCCCCGGCTTACCGGGGGCTTTTTCATATGGCACTTGATTTTCAAGAAGACCTCGACGCTTTTTTTGACACGCCGGGTTTCACAGTGCCTGTAGTGTCAGGGGAGACAACAAGTGTGGGCTACTTTGAATCGCCTAACGAGATTATTGCTGACGGCATAGTCTTGACGACTGACTATGCGGTCGTAGTCAAGTCATCTGACTTTTCGTCCGTCACACAAGGCGACACCATGACGGTCGATAGCGTCAACTACACCGTCCGTGAGCCGATGCTTTTAGACGATGGCAAGATTATGCGTGTAATGCTGATGAAGTCATGACGACCAAGCGTGAGAACATTCTTGCCGCAATAAAGACTGCCCTTACTGGTACGACAGGGGTTGGCACAAGGATTTATCGAAGCAGGGTAGAACCGCTAAGTCGCGAGGAGTCGCCTGCCATTGTCATTGAGCCAATCAGCGACACACCAGAGCAGAACACGAGTCTGCCGACTTTGGACTGGACGCTCAGAGTTCGGATTGTTGTGCTTGAGCGCGGCACAGTGCCAGATCAGGCAGCTGATGACACGATCGAAAGCTTGCATTCAAAAATCATGGCTGACCTGACTCTTGGAGGCCATGCGATTGACGTACAGCCTGCACAGACCAGTTTTCAATTGTTAGAGGCTGATCAGCCGGCTGGAGTTATTTTCTGTGAATATGAGATTCGATATCGCTCACAGGTTGCTGATCTCTCTCAGTAGTCAACGAGCGATACGCTGAGCCTAACCACCCTCTCCACTTACCATGTTGGATGAACACAGTGGTCACGGCGGGAGTTACCTCCTTGATCCTGAAACAGGCGTGCGCACTCTGATCGAGCGAACGCTTCCACCACAACCATCACAGGAAACATCCGATGGCACTGCTACTACGCAAACGCCTGATCCTGATCGAGACGGAATCAAGTTACGGGACGGATCCAACTCCAACCGGAGCAGACGCCGTACTCGTAAAGGGTCTGGAGATCACTCCTCAAAGTAGTGACGTTGTCAGTCGCGATCTGATTCGTCCGTACCTTGGAGCTTCTCAACAACTGTTGGCTAACACTCGCGTTGAATGCTCGTTCAGCGTTGAGCTTGCTGGTTCTGGCGCTGCAGGCACTGCGCCTCAGTACGGCAAAGCCCTGAAAGCTTGTGGTCTAGCTGAGACTGTTGTTGCTAACACCAGCGTCACTTATGACCCGGTTAGCGCGAGCTTCTCGTCAGTCACGATTCACTATCTGATTGATGGTGTGCGTCACAAGGTCACTGGTTGCCGCGGCAACGTGGCGATCACGGCGAACGTTGGCGAGATTCCGACTCTCGACTTTACGTTTACTGGCATTTATGTGGCACCAGATGACAGCGCACTGGTCACACCGGTCTATGCCAACCAAGATGATCCGTTGATCTTCAAGAACGGCAACACCAGCAGTTTCCAGCTGTTGTCTTATGCGGGCGCTCTGCAAAGCTTCTCGTTTGACTTGGGCAACTCCACGGTTTACCGGGAGCTTGTGGGTGGCAGCAAGGAAGTTCTGATCACTGACCGTGCTGCCAACGGGTCAGTCACTATTGAGGCAGTGGCTCTTGGAACCAAGGACTACTTTGCTTCTGCAGTTGATGATGACGCTGCACTGGGTAACCTGCAATTTACGCACGGCTCAGTCGCTGGCAACATTGTGCAGTTCACCTCCAGCAAGGTCGACATCGGCGATGTGTCCTATGGCGATCAGGACGGCATTGCAATGCTGAACATCCCCTATACCTGCGTGCCAGATTCAGCGGCAAACGCTGAATTCGACCTGATCTACACCTAGGCTTCAAAGGGACTGCGTTGAGAGGGGGCCTTTTCGGCCCCCTTTTTTTTGTGTAGGCTTGGTCGGCTTATGACCTTACCTAATGGCTTTTGTACGCAAGAAAGATAAATCGTTTAAGTGGCCTGTTGAAGTGCGTGAGCCAAGTTCAGAGAATCCTGGCGAGTTTGAGTCGTCTGAGTTTGTGGCAATCTTCAAAAGGGTGAAGATGTCAGAGCTGAAAGAGATGGGCGACACCTCCGACCTGCCCTTTTTGAAGAAAATTATGGTGGGCTGGGAAGGGATCACTGACGAGTCAGGCAAGGAGATTCCGTTCACCGCAAAAGAGCTGCAGAACGCTGCTGACGATGTTGATTGGCTTAAGGCCGTGTTGGCTGCTTACACGCAAACCTACGCAGAGGCTGAGGCGGGAAACTAAGAGAGGCCGCCATACATTGGGCTTCTGGCGGCCAGCAGGTCGAGGACAAGACGCAAGAGGATGCTGCAGCTTTTGGACTAAAGCTGCCAGAGCCTAAGACTGAGAAGTCAGAGGACTTTGAGGTGTGGGACGAGAACTGGGATGCCGTGATGATGTTTTTACGGATGCAAACCCAGTGGCAAGTCTCAATGAGTGGTTACGTAGGCCTGAAATACGAGGTTTTGCTTGGTACTGGAGGCTTGTGTGACCTCTACAATGTGGAGGATCATAGAGACCTGCTTGAACGCCTCCAGATCATGGAGGCATCAGCCCTTACAGAACTGAGGAAGACCTCTGATGGCGCCTAAGATTCAAGATCTGGTCATTGAGCTTAATTTTAAGGATGCAGGCTCTCAGCGTGTAATTAATCAGATTAGAAGTAGTCTTTCAGGGCTGGAAGACAGGCTTACAACTGCAGCTCCAAAAGTTGCATCTTTGCGCAAAGAAATACTTGCACAAGGAAAGGCGAGCAGAAATACAGCGTCTAACTTAAAACTTCAGGTCTCAGCGTTAACTGCCCTCAGAGACGAGGCAAGGCTTGGCAGTACAACCTTCAAGCAGCTGACTGCTGATATAGAAAGGTTGAATGGACAGCTTGCAAAAGCAGAGGGGCGCAGGAAGGGTGGTGCTGGTCGGCTCCAAGGCCTTGCTAAGACTACAGGTGCTATTGCTGCAGGCAGCATTTTTGGTGGCCCTGAGGGTGCAATTGGTGGTGCGATTGGTGCAATTGCCGGGCCAGCAGGCGCAGCCACTGGTGCTGCGATTGGCGCTCAGATAGGCCAGCTCAGACAAGCGCTAGGAGCCACTGCTGCATATTCAGCGAACCTGAGCAAATTACGAATTGCTCTGCAAGGTGTCACGACAAGTCAAGAAGAATATACAAGCGCCTTAAGCTTTATTCAGGAGACGACTGAAAGGTTTGCAATACCGCAAGAAATTGTCACGCGACAATTTACAAAGCTACAAGCATCTGTCCAAGGCGCAGGCGGAACTTTAGAAGATACAAAGAATGTATTCAACGGAATTGTTGCATCAGTCAGGGCAACAGGTGGCTCCTTGGCTGATGTTGACTCTGCACTAACTGCTAGCGCACAAGTCTTCTCCAAGGGCAAAGTTAGCGCTGAAGAACTCAGGCAACAAATCGGCGAGCGCCTTCCAGGTGCGTTTACTTTGTTCGCTGAGTCTATGGACAAGACTCCAGCTGAGTTAGACAAAGCACTAGAAAAAGGCGAGGTCACGCTTGAAGATTTCCTCCGTTTTTCAAGCAGCATATTTAAGCGCTATGGCAAAAACGCTGAAACAATCGCTAGCAGCCCTGCTGCGGCTGGTGATCGACTTAAGGTCACGTTGGAGCGCTTGTCTGAGAACGTTGGTACGTTGCTTGCTCCAGTTGGCGCAGCGTTTCAGGACATATTTAATGGTATTGCAAGGGAAATTTCAAAGGCAACTGCAGCACTAGCTAAATTTTTCAACTTAGCTTTTGACCCTGAAAAGCTTGAAAGAGCACAGGCTGACTTAGAAAAGGCCGAAGCAGCTATTTTGACTAGCACGGGGCCGGACTTAGGAAGAGCTAGAAAGCGACGTCGTCAAGCTTTGGCAACTATTGCTAGGCAAGAACAGCTGCGAGATGCAGGCACTGACATAAAAAGACCTGAGCAAGGCAAAGGGTTTGCCCGCGGTGATGGAAGCGGTGGCGGTGCAGCAGAGACCATTAAAGACATTGCGGAAGCAGAGGCAAATGCTTTGATAGCCAAGATTAATCTTCAAAATAAAAGTATTGAGCTAACAGAAGAGTTGATACGAGCACAAGCAAATCTTGCGAGAAAAGCGGCTGAATCTTTGCCCGACCAAGAAAAAAGAGTCAAGCTAGCTCAAATTCAAAAAGACGAAGATAATGCCATACTTAAGCTGCAGGCTGATCAAGAAAAAGCCGCCGCAAGATTGCTTCAGGAAGAGCAGAAGAGATTCGATAAAATACAGCAAGCTCGTGTCTTGGCCGGCGAGATTACGAAAGAGGAGTACGAACGGAAGAAAACACTTGATGAGTTGCAAGTGCTATTAGAAGACCAACCTGCTTTGTTTGAGAAAATCAAGCAAAAGCTTGAAGAGGCCGCAACACCTCTTGGCACATTTAGGGACGGAGTGAAAAAGATATTCGAGGAGGCCATGAACTTAAATCAGGCCTTAGCCGAAAGAGGCGTGCAAGCAGTACAGCAATTTGGTGATGCGTTTGCCGACTTCGTCGCAACCGGCAAGGCAAGTTTTGCTGATTTGACAAGGTCTATTCTGCAAGACCTGTCTCGCATCTTTGCAAGGGCTGCACTGTTTAAAGGG